TGGATGAGTCTGCGATTGCCGTTGTTAAGGTAACGGAAGATGGCAAATGGTGGGTCAAATCGATAGAACACGGACGCTGGGATATCCGTGAGACAGCCTCCAAGATTTTGATGGCGATGCGGGAATACCGGCCTTTGTCTATCGGCATTGAGAAGGGGGCGCTGAAGAACGCTGTTCTGCCGTATCTGAGTGATTTGATGAGAAAAAACAATGTCTACAGCCACATTGTTGATTTAACCCACGGCAATCGTAAGAAAACAGATAGAATCATCTGGTCGCTTCAAGGAAGGTTTGAGCATGGCCGAGTCATCCTGAACAGCGAAGAAGACTGGGCAGACTTTACTGATCAGCTTCTGATGTTTCCCTCGCAGGGTGTGCATGATGACTTGCCGGATGCGCTGTCATATATCGACCAATTGGCCGTGACAAGCTACTTTGAGCAAGATGATGACGATGCGTGGGAGCCGATGGACGTAATAAGCGGGGTCTAGCATGGATCAAAATGAGTTCGACGAACCAACAGAGAACGACAAAGAGCTAACCTCCTTTGTCATTGATCACTGTGACCGCTGGCGCGACTGGCGCGACACCAACTTTCTTCCCGACTACCTAGAATACGAGCGCATCTTCCGTGGCGAATGGGCTGCTGAGGACAAGACACGAGACTCTGAGCGATCACGAATCGTAACCCCTGCTACTCAACAGGCAGTAGAAACCCGCCACGCTGAGATCATGGAAGCCATCTTCGGTCAGGGCGAGTTCTTTGACATTGAAGACGATCTTAAAGATGTCAACGGCAATCCCTTGGATGTCGAAGCGCTCAAAGCCCAGTTAATGGAAGACTTTAAGCAAGACAAGATCAGAAAAGCTATTGACCAGATCGAGTTGATGGCTGAAATCTATGGCACGGGCATTGGTGAGATTGTCGTCAAAGAGGAAAAGGTCTTTGAGCCAGCCACCCAGCCGATACCAGGCCAGATGGGGCAAGCTGCTATTGGTGTAGTAGAAAAAAGCCGCATTGCGGTAAAGATTACGCCGGTCAACCCTAAGAATTTCTTGTTCGACCCCAATGGGACATCTATTGATGACTGCATGGGCGTAGCAATTGAGAAGTTTGTCAGCATCCACAAGGTTGTCGAGGGGATCGAGAAGGGCATCTACCGCAAGGTAAACATCACCACTGGTGACGAAGACACTGATCTTGAGCCAACCCAAGAGGTGAGCCAGTACAGAGACGGAAAAGTGCGGCTGCTGACGTACTACGGCCTTGTGCCAAGGGAGTACCTGACCGAAAAAAACGAGGAAATAGAAGAACTGTTCCCCGAAGACTCGGTTGCTGATGATTACTCAAACATGGTGGAAGCCATTGTGGTGATTGCCAATGAGGGCTTGCTCTTAAAAGCAGAAGAAAACCCGTACATGATGAAGGATCGTCCAGTTCTCTCCTATCAGGACGATACAGTCCCGAATCGGCTCTTGGGCAGGGGTACGGTGGAGAAGTCCTACAACATGCAGAAGGCTATTGACGCCCAAGTGCGTAGCCATCTGGATTCTCTTGCTTTGACTACCTCACCAATGA